ATCGGTCACATGCCCTCCTTCTTCGCCGGCTTCAGCTTCTCGATGAGAGGCACAATTGCCTTCCAGGCCGCGTCGTGGTCCCTCCTGGCTTCCTGGAGGCGCTCGAGCGCTTCGTCGACTGTCCGGACCATGGTCGGCAGCGCCGCGTACTCGATCGGGGTCAGGAGCCCTTGGACTTGGGACGGGTCGAAGCCGAGCTCCTCGATCCTCCTCGACAGGTTGAACCGCTTGCGCTTCTCCTGAGTCGGCGCCGCGGGGGCGGCCGGAGCCGCCCCGTTCGATTCCGCGGCCGCGCTCATGACGCGGGGGCGGCCTCACCCGCCGGCTTGCCGCCATCCACCGCGGCCGCGACCGCACCGACCGCGCCGGCGGCCTTCTCGGCGGCCTGCGCGTCCTCGACCATCTTCGAGAAGGCCTCGGCGTCGATCACCGCAGGGGCGGGCGCCTTGCCCTCGTCGTGTGCCTCGTCGAGCTCCTGCGCACGCGCGAGCTTCTCGACGGAGATCGGGAGAACCTTGATCAGCCGGCGGATGGCTGTCTTCAGCGCCATCGCTTCGAAGTGCAGGTCCCAGGGAGACGGGAACTTGAACTGCTTCGAGGCCTTGTAGCCGTTGCTCTCGTCCCGGACCTTCTCGACGTCGACGCGCGGCATGTACACGAACTGCCGCCCGCCGTTGAAGATCTTCGCGACCGCGTAGACCGCCTTCAGCTTCCCGCGGTCGGACCCGTCGAGTTTCGGGACGTGGTGAATCGACGGCTCCGTCCCGAGCTGCACGCGGCAGTCGTCGTTCTCGTAGACCGCGAACGCGTCGATCGTCTCGACTTCGCCCGACTGGCGCGCGAGCCCGATCAGCCCGCGGTAGCCCGGGATGAGCGTGCAGTCGCGCTTGAACGGCACGAGGTAGGCGGACCCGAGGATGCCGGAGACCTCGAGGCCGAGCGTCGCCGCCTCGTGGCAGCACTTGTAGATCGACTCGAGGTTGCAGTCGAGGATCTTGGGCTGCCGCGTCACGGCGACGAGGACGGACCGCATGAAGCGATCGACGTTCATGTGCTTCGGCAGCACGGCGTCGAAGAGCGCGCGGCGCGCCTTGAGGCCGCCGATGAGCTGCTCGAAGGGCGTCATCGGCTTCGCCGGCCGCGTCTCCGCGGGCGGCGTGGGCTGCTGCTGGGTTGTCGTGGGTGCGGTGGTCATGGGGGAACGTCACTCCTTTCCGTTGGGGAAGTTGCAGAGGAAGCGCCGGGTGCCAGTGCGCACGGTCGTGTGCGCTGCGATCACGTCGGGCCCGGCGCCCGCACCGACCGCCTCCCAATCCGTCACGGCCTTGTCCGCGGCCTTCCGCCACGTGACCGAGCCGACGCCGTCCGCCTCGATCCCCGACGCATCGGCGATCACGGCGCAGACGTTGTTCTTCAGGACGTCGAATCGATCCTTCGCCGCGTCGACGTCGCGCTTCGCATCACGGAGGTCCGAGAGGAGCTGCACGAGCTCGGGCGCGTCCGCGCGGAGGATGCCGCGCGTCGGCGAGGGGAACCGATCCTGGATCCAGTCGAGAGCCTTGTCGCTGCCGTCGATCGGCGGCGCCACGCACGCAAGGACGTGCGTCTCCCACCATCCGCAGAGTCGATCGAGGACCCGCTGCTCAAGCGCGCGGTCGCGGTCGACCCGGTAGACCCGGATGTCGCCCGCGATGAACGCGACGAGGTCGACGGCGTCGAGGTCGAAGACGGCGGCCTGCATGAGGCACTGCGCGGCGACCCGCGGGGGGAAGTCGCGGGAGCCCGTCTCGCCGTACTCGCGCATGACGTGCGGCGAGAACACCGCCTTGCACTCGACGCCGAGCGGGGATCCGACGACGAGTCGGTCCGGCGTGGCAAAGACGCAGGCGGCCGCGGGATGCCGGCGCGTGACGGTCTCCTCGAGGGCGAGACCGCGCTGCTCGGCGTAGGCGTCCGCGATGATCGGTTCGAACTTGTGCCCGAGCTCGGTGAACCGGTTCCCCGCGAACGGGGCCTTCCGGCCGACCTTCTCGAGCCAGAGATCGAACTGCGATCGCCGCGGATCCAGGCCGAGCACGACGGCCACTTCGGAGGCCCCGATGCCCGACGAGCGGTCGAAGTCGGTGAGGGCGCTCATCGGGTCCGATCCCTCCCTGCCGGGTCCGACTCGATCCTCGGAGCCGTCGAGGCGCAGTAGAGGAAGACGGCCGCGAGAACGAGGACGACGACGCCGGCGGCGGTCACGAGCGCACCGCGTCGGCCTCGGCCGCCTCGATGGCGCGGAGTCGTTCACACGGTCCGCACGTGCAGCCGTTGAGCGGCTCCGGCGTCTCGCACCGGATGTCGTAGAGCTTCTGCACGATCGCGTCCCGCACGCCGACCTGGATGTCGGTCGCCGCGAGCAGGTCGCGGAGCTCGAAAAATTGGCGGCGCGTCATCGGCGGCCTCCGATCGCCTCCGCGCGGAGGAGCCTGATCGGCGGATGGTCCTCGCCCTCCGGTCGCCGCGTGGCGATCGCGAGGTCGAGCATGCCCTCGAGCGCGACGAGGACCCGCTTGGGACCCCGGACGCGCTTCTTGAGGACCTGCAGCTGCTCGCGGACCTCGACGAGCGTCGAGAGGTCGAGCACGGGCGCCGGCGGCGGCTTCGTGCCGCGCGGGAGCAGGCGGGCGCTCACGAGACACCGCCAGTCGCGTCATGCCGCACGTTGCACGCCTTCCGGCTCGTTGCGTAACCGGCGTCGTTCACGCACGAGACGCACATGGCATCGTCGGCGGACGGGTTCCGCTTGCCGCTATCGTCGACCGTGCCGCAGTCGTCCCACTCGGTCCACATCTCGCACGTCGAGCACACGAACGCGATCCCGTCGAACGCCTCGCGCAACTCGTCCTCGTACTCGGTCGGCTCGAACGAGAAGTCGCAGCACGTGTCGGGATCCTGATAGTCCGCGATCTCGACGCAGCCGCAGTCGGGACGGAACGTCGCCGTCGTCGGGATGTTGGAGTACGCGGAGTTGTCGAGGCGAAGGTGAACGACGACGGGTGCCGGTGACTGGTGATTAAGAACCACCCCGTCAGAAGAAGAAGGAGCGCGCGCCGGAGACGACCCCGGACCAAGCGACTGGATAGAGCCGCCTGCGACGCGCGCTTCCTCCGAATTCGGTGAACGCCCGGGAGCATCCGAGCACATGGAATGGGACATCGCTTGGTCCTGTTCTGCGCGAGATTCCGCGCGTCTAACTTCCGGGGTGAGAGCCCCGGGCCGCGTGGTCCTACGCGGCGGAGTCGATCGCCGGTTTCTCAGCGATCACGCGAGCATCATAGACAGGTAATCGCCAAAGCACCAGCGCCCGATTTAGAGAATCTGTGACCCGGTGACTGGGCAAACCGCGTGCCGCGGACCCGGTGATTCTTAATCACCGGGCCGCAGGTTCGAGTCCTGCCGCGGGCACTGGTAGCCGGGGGCTGCCTGGACGGCGCTCCGCCTTGGGCGGGGCCGTGTGTGAGAGCTCGCCCCTGGGTCGTGCTGTTCTAACCGGCCGGGCTCTGAGGAGCCTACCCGTGGGGGCCTGCCAGGTGCCCCGGCTACCTTCTGTTCGCCAGCTCGACGATGACGGACAATCGCCGTAGCATCTGATCCATGAAGGATCTGTCCGAGATCGTCACGCTGTCCGAGGTCGCCGCCCTGAAGAAGTGTTCTCTTAGCACCGTCCTCCGTGCGTTCGATCGTGGGGACCTCCGGGGGCGCAAGGTTGGTGCCCGTGTTCGCATCTGCCTCCTGCGTGACGCGGAGCGGTGGACCCCTCCGAGGCCGCGGGTGCCAAAGGAGCGATCCACGCGGGGCGCATCGCGTCGCGGAGCTGGTCGCCCGTGATCTCGACGTAGAGCCGAGCCGTCAGCGACGGGTCCTTGTGCCCGAGCATCGCGGAGACGATCGGAAGCGGGACCCCGCGCCTGAGCATCCGGCTCGCCGCAGTCTTTCTGAGCGCGTGAACGAACACCTGTTTCCCGTTCACGCTCCACCGAATCCCCGCGCGCACGACGGTAGCGAGGAAGAGCCGCCGGCCGTTCCTCCCGTTCTTCGGGGACCAGAGCCTGCCCTTCGGGGTCCGGAACGGAAGCACGGTCCCGAGCTCGAGCGCGAGGTCCGGCGGGATCGGGATCTCGCGCGACCTCTTCCCCTTCGCGGTGATCGCTTCGAGGACGATGCAGTCCGCGCGGACGTGCGACGGCCGAAGCCCCATCGCGTCGCCCCACCGGATGCCCGTCTCGATCAGGAGCCGCCAGAGCGGAGTCTGCGGACACGCCCGGAACTCGTCGAGGCGCCGCGACTCGTCGAGGAGCCGATCGACCTCATCGTCCGAGAGCGCACGCGATCGCCGGTTGTGGTGCGCCTCCGTGTGCGGCAGCGACTTCACGCCCGCGATGGGATTCGCCCCAAGGATCTGCGCCTCCTCGACCGCCCAGTTGAGGCAGGCCCGAAGCGCGTTGACGTCCATGTTCGCGGAGCGGTTCGAGAGCGCCGGCCGGTGGCGATTCCGGTGCCGGATGTTCTGGGGGCCTTCGGCGATCCGATGCTGCCTGTACCGGAGCACCGCGAGCGGCGACGGGATCGACGGACCCACCGCCGCGACGATCTTGTCGAGCTGGCGCTTCGTCGTCCGGTAGTGCTCGGAGCTCGCGCGCGTTTTCAGGTCAGCGAGGTAGACGTCCTTGATGTCCACCAGGGACGGGCCGGGCTCGGAGACTTCGGCGACCTCGCGAGTGAGGAGAGCGATGGCGCGCCGAATGCGATCGCTCTGGTCGAGAGAGAGTGATGCGGCCAAGCGAGCAAGAGCCTCCGCCCCTCCCGTATCCCCGGCACCGCCTGCCGGTTCGCTTGGCCCGAAGTGGTGACGATCGTAAGCGCGGGCATAGGACTGCAAGTGACGGGAACCTCGCACAGAACCGGGGAAGGTTTGCCGCAGCGCGGGGGCGGGGGCGCGTGGGACTCAGCGCATCGCGTTGCGGCTGAGGAAGATACGCGCGCCGCGCCGCGGCGCTCCGGCGCAGACGAGAAATCGTCGTTCTCCACAATGCAACACGGGCCGCGGGCCGACGCTCGTGTAAACTCCGCGACCATGAGAACACTCCCCGTGCTGCTGGTGATCGCGTCGCTAACGATGGTTCTCGCGTCGTGCGGAGGTGGAGGCGGCGGCGGTGGCGGCGGCGCCGCAACGATCGACGCCACCGGCACATGGACCGGAAGCTGGCAGAGCTCGAACGGGATCAACTCCGGACAGCTCGACGTCACGATCACGCAGACCGGGAACACGATCACCGGATCCATCTCATTTACCGGCTCGCCGTGCTTTGCCGGCGGCCCGCTCACCGGTTTCGTGAACGGCGCGAACATCACGGGGATGCTCAGTGCTGGCGGGATTCAGGTGAACATCGCCGGAGCAGTGAGCGGCGTCACCCAGGACGACTTGAACGGGACCTACAACGTCGTCTCCGCCGGCGCCTGCACCGGCGACACCGGCACGGCGACACTCGTGCGCACCGCGCCTGCGACGGCCCCGGACACGAGGCCGGCGGGAACGATCACCTTCGTCTATGACACCGGCGGGAACCTGCTGGGTATACTCGGCCGCTGATGCAAGTCCCGGTCGAAAGCACGATCGAAACGCAGGCACGCCTCTCGGCTCGCAGTGCCAGGGAGTGGATCGACGCGTTGCCCGGCTGGGTCCTGATAGTCGTCGTCTGCATCCTCATCGCCTGGTCGGTCCTCTGGTTCTGCCTTCCGTTCTTCGTCTACTTCATGCACACGAACATCCGGGACCTGAAGGCGAGCATGGACTGGCTAGTTCGACGGATCGACAAGCTCACCACGCAGCAGAAGCCGCCCGGCTCTTAATCAGCTCCGAGCGATCCTCACGGCTCGCCCTGGTGCGGCCGATCCCACATCTTGCCGACGCGCTCCAGACGTTCACGGAGCTCGCGCGCCTCCTCGTCACGCTTCACGAGGGCACTGCCGATCACGTACGCGATGATCAGCCACGCGAGCAGGAACCCACCGATGATGAGCCAGGCGATCACGGCGTCCGCTTCTTGAACCAGCACGCGATGCAGTCGTCTTTGTTCCACTTCCCCGCGGACGTCCAGTTGAAGCCGCCGTTGTGGATCGCGCCGCAGTCGTGGATCGCGTGCCCCGGGTTCCGGTAGGTGTACCGCTGCATCTCGTCGAAATGGGCCTTCCACTGAGGCCCGAGGTGGTCCCGGAGCTGCAAGAAGTACGCCGTGTGCAGCCCTCCGTTGTAGGTCACGGCCACGGGCTTCCCGTTCCAGTTCAGCGGATCCGGTTTCCAGTTGTAGGCCCACTCGCGCATCAGCAGGCCGTCCGTCGAGAGGCCCGCGGCGCGCCGCGTCGTATGCGTGAGAGCCCACTCGCAGCACCGGATGACCCACGCCTTGACCTCGGGCGTGTTCGTGCCCTGGTCCTGGGTCCACTTCACCATCATGGTGAGGGCGCCCTCGAAGTCGCCGATGGTCTGCGCGGTGAATGGCGTGCCGGACGTGTTCGTCGCCGGCAGCCAGTCGACGGCGTACGCGCCGCTCGAGGGGTTGGCGAGCGTGTGGGCGTTCTTGATCGCGGTCTCAGCCTTCGCGCGCATCGCGGACGCGCGCGCGGTGTCCCCGATCAGCACGAGGTATCCGTGCGCGAGGTACATCCCGCGGAGCGTGTTCCCGAAGATCCGCATCTCGCCGGACTGCGGCGGGAGCCCCGGGCCGCCCATGTAGTAGTCGACGCACCGATCGGCCGAGTCGACGAAGACGGGATTCGACGGGCACGCGAGCGCGGCCGCGAACGCCTTGCCCGGCCACATCTTCGCCCGGTACGGCGTCGGCCCGGCGGTCCCGCGCTTGTGGACCTGCCACGTCTCGCGCGGCGCCGCGTGCGGGCCGCTCCATTCGTTGCCCTCGTTCCGCCATGCGTTCCGGAGCGGGTGCTGCGCGTCGCTCCGGATGTGGTGAGCGGCGATCGACTTCGAGGTCATGTCGTAGGCGATCTTGAAGGACCGCTTCGCGTCCTCGGACGGCCAGCGCCGGGCCGCGTAGACCCACCAGTGCGTCTCGGCCTCGTACCAGGGCTTCAGCCCTCCGGTGCCGTCCGGGACGACCGGGCAGCCTCCGGTGTAGTGCGTGTGCATGATGGCCGCCCCGCCGCGCGTCGGAGCCCACGGGCCGCCACCGAACCGCGCGAGGTTCGTGCCGACCATGAGCCAGCCTTCGAGCGTCTGACCCGGCGGCAGGTTCGGGTCGAGGCAGGTCGCGTCCCACCGGTAGAGGTCCATCATCTTCGCGGCCATCGGCTCGGCCGCGATCAGGTCCTCGTCGATCTCGAACAGGTCGCGGACGCGCGCCCAGCCCGCGGCGTCGGGCGCGTGCTTCAGCCCGAGCGGGTCTTTCTCGTCGACGAGGTTCCAGACCGAGCCCTCACCACCGTCCCACATCGGCCAGAACACCGACGGCGCGTACGCCGGATCCGCGAGGGCCGCCTTTCTGGCCGGGTGCTTCGGGTCGTGCGGTGAGATCAGGAGCCAGTCGTCGGCGGTCGCCATCTGCGTCGAGCGCCGAGCCCCGATGAGCTCTGGCGCGAAGATCGTCTTCCTTGGGAACCGGCCGCCGACCCACTGCGCGTACATCGGTTGCGGAATGCCGCCCTGGTTGTAGACGTCGCCGCGGCCGCCGTTCCGCGTCTCGAGGATGTCGTCGGTCAGCCGCACGTACAGCGGCTGAGGGCCGTTCGGCGCGTTAGGACCCTTCGGGATGGTGAACGTCCTGAAGTCGCCCTCGGTGACATCGAGCGCCGTGCCGTCGCGAAGGACGATCCGGACTTGGTTCGGAGCATCCTGCCCGGACGCAGCTGAAATGGCGCAGGCGCAGAGCAAGAGAAGCGCGAGCAGAGTCCGTCGCATTGAATTGCCTCCCGGTGGTTTCAGAGTGACCCCGGGGAGACTCATCACCTCCTCCCTCTTCACTGGTTCCTTGGCAGGCCGGGCCCGGAGTGGCTGACTCCGGGCCCGGTTTCTTTCTCAGTTGTCTTTCAGCGCCTGGCCGAGGATCTGATTGACGCCGTTCGCGTTGGCCGCGGTGATCGCCGTGGGCTTCACCAGCTTGTCGACGAGCTCGAACACTGCGGCGAGCCCGCCGACGATCATCATGAGCAGCTTGTGCGGGTCCATGTCCTCGATCGACTTCTTCCGCAGCGTGACGGAGTCCCAGATCAGCACCTGCGAGTCGGTGGTTCCGGCCTTGATCCCGCTCCACATCTGCACGCGCTCGCCTGCGCCCATGACCAGGGTGTAGCCCTGCGCCTGCAACTCCCCGAGTGTGATTGTCGCCATCGTCGTCTCCCCTTCCGTTACTCGATCGAGTAGACCGCCTCAGCCACGTGGTTCACCGCGGCCAGCGCACCAGTCGATCCCGCGACAACGCCCCACCCGAGGTGGACCCGCTCGGGGCCGGCGATCGCGATCAGCTCCGACCCGACCGCGTAGTCCGCGGCCTCGGCCGAGAACTGCACGTTGACGTCGTTCGACTGGTCGTTGATCGTCGCGATGACGTGATCCGTGGCCGCGACCTTCTTGCGCACGCACCCCTCGAGGTCGTAGTTCGATCCCACCGTCGCGCCCGTCTTGAGCGTGAGGCCGAGATACCAGAGCCGGAGCGTCTTGCCGCTTGCGACCGGGATCCCGGGGTCGTTGGACGTGACGGCATAGATGCCGAACGTCCTCGCGCCCGCCGCCGTCGCTGTCGCGTTGATGAAGTGCGCGGTATGGAAGCGCAGCTGGTTCGCCGCGATCAGGTCGTTCGCATCCCAGCTTGCGACCTGGCGCGCGGAGCCCTTCGCCAAGCGCTTGTAAGTCGTGGCGTCGCGCGTGAGCAGGTCGCCGCGCGTGGTCATGCCGGGCAGCCAGAGCGCGTCCGTCCCGTCCGACCCGAGGAGCTGGCCGGCGGAGCCGAGTGCAACCCGCTCCGGCGCCGACGCTCCGCGGCGGATGAGATCCCCGCGGGTCGTGAGCACGTCGAGCCCGACATCCTTCGCGAGAAGGAACGGCGGCGCCCCAGGTGGAGATGCGTAGTGCCGGTTCGCGGGGCTCCCGGCCTTCCGCCAGAGGATCAGGCCGCCCAGCGACGACGGCCCGCTGAAGCTCCACGCTCCACCGAGCTTGATCGCGATCTCGTTGTCGTGGCCTGAGAAGGCGCCCGTCGCGCCAGCGCCGACGAGCGCGACGTCGCCATCGACCTCGGCCCCGGTCGGCGCGGTGAGCCCCCAGAAGTCGACGAAGACGACGCCGTCCGTGAACGCGGTTCGTGCCATGGCTCAGACCTTGCAGTAGGTCATGCGGACCCACGCGGTTTGGCTGGGGTAGATGGTGCCGAGGACGTCAATGAAGATGAGGGTCGAGTCGACGATGATGCCGATGCCCTGGCCGTTCCAGTCCACGAACACGCCGCCGAGCGACATGTGCGCGAACCCTGCGAGGTTCGAGACGCCCTGGCAGTAGACGGGCTTCGTCAGGTCGAGGCCGGTGATCCCGTGGGCCACGGGATTGTTGCCGGCCACCAGGGTGCCGAAGGTGATCGTCTTCGCGTAGACCTTGGCGCCACTGAAGTAGCGGCCCGTCCAGTGCTCGGTCGCCTGCCACGAGTCCTGCAGCGGGAACCAGAGAGACTCGACGGCCGAGTACATCATCGGGAGCTTCTCGTCGACGACGTAGATCACCATGCCGGTGTCGGGGTCGCCGTAGAGCCAGCCCGTGCCGGTCACGTTCAACGCGAACTTGCCCGCCTTCCCCGCCCAGATGCCAGTCGGCGACGGCCCGACGATGTACAGGTCCAGGTTCCCCGGCGAGCCCGGCGCGGTGTTGAGGTCGCGGTCGATCACCTTGCCGTTGATCATTCCGATGAGCCGGTAGATCGCCGAATTCGCCGTCGTCGCGTTGCCGGCCTGCGACTCGACGAGCTCGTTGAACGGGGTGCCGCTCGAGCTGTACCGAGGGAATGTCACCGATCGTCCTCCCCTATACCGTCGTGAACTCGAGCGACTTGCCGCGCCCCGCGGCGACGCTCATCTGAAAGACCGTCACCTGGAGCGCGGGCGCCAGCGTCGCGGCAGGAATGCCGTCGGCCTCCTGCTGCGCGACCGGATACGTGACCGAGGGCGAGATCGTCCCGCCTGCAGGCTCGACCGAATAGGTGCGCTTGAGCACGCCGAAGTACCGGAACTCGACCTCGTATCGCTCGAGCTCCTCCATGAGGGGCGGCTGCGACGCGGAGAACCCGTCGTGGATCGCGCGCGATCGCCGCTTCCAGCTCACCGTCAGGTCGTTGGCGGCGCTCCGCGCGGAGAACGGATCCGTCGGCGAGAAGGGCTTCAGGCTTGCGCCCGTGATCGTCCGGACGATCGGGTCGACGTCGTCGATGTCGCCGCCCGAGAGCACCGGCTTGAAGTACTTCGTCTGGCCGACCCAGAGCGGATTCACCGGGAAGATCCCGAAGCCCACGTTGAGCCAGCAGAAGTCCTCGTTCACCGCGTGCGTGCCGACCTGGTCCTCGGTGTTCCGGAACCCGCGTAGTAGACCGGAGAGCCGGTAGGTGTTCGCCGCGATCAGCGCCGCGGTCGTGAACCCGATGATCTCGCCACCGATGAGCGCGCGGTTCGCGCCGTTGAGCACGTCGGCCTCGCTCCGGTTCTCGAGCGTGCCGTTCACGAGGTAGACGTCGACGGTGGAGGTGAGGTCCCAGACCGTTGTCGGACCCGACGGCAGCACCGTGAGCGTGAAGCCCATGGTCGACTCGATGCCGACCGCCCCCAGCGGGACGTAGTCGTCGTCGTCCGGCGAAACGAAGATCGTCGCGCCGCCCCAGTTCTGATCGTCGTCCTCGATCGCGACCGGGATGAGCACGTGCGGGCCGTCCGTCGGCCCTCCGCCACTGGGTGTGAGCGGCGGACCTTCGAATATGAACGCCTCGGCCTGGCCGGGGACCGTGTTCCCGAAGGCCGGCGTTACGTCCGGCGGGTCGTACTCCTCGGACTGCGTGAGCACGTTCCGGAGCTCGAGCGTGCACTCGCAGACGATCACGTGATTGACCCCGTAGTCGATCCGGTTGATGAGCAGGAGCCAGGGGAAGTCGAGGGCCTGCACGCGGATGCAGTCGTTCTCCTGCGCGTACCAGTACTTCGGCGGGAGCTGGAGCGTCACGGGCTGCCGGTTGCCCCAGGCCATCCAGAGGAAGCGCCGTGCCGCGGCGATGCCCTTCCCGCCAGTCATCACGACGTTGAGGTCGATCGTGAGCGTGCCGTCGGTCTCGATGTCGTTCTTCCGCGCCTTCTGCGCGCCGGCGTTCCCGTCCTTCTCGAGGTCGATGAACTTCACCGTCACGTCGGCCGGGAGCTCCGCATCCGGCATATCCGAGACCTCGAGCGGCCGCGGCGCGTCGGTCCCCTCCTCGTGCGCGACCAGGTCGGACTCGGGGACCTCGATGACCGCTGCGTTCCTCCGGTGGAAGAACCGCATTGCGCCGTTGCCCTCCTGCGGGAGGACGTCGTGCGTGAGGAGGAGAGCCTGGAGCTGCTGCGTGGTCGCCTGCGGTCCCGAGACGGTGTAGCCGTTGTTGGCGCCTGAGAGCGCCGAGACGTCGTACTCGCCAGGCGCGCGGCCGGCGCGCTCCATGATCTTCGCGATAGCCGTGCCGACGGTGAGGCCAGCGGCGCTCTCACCGATGATCGCCATCTGCGGGATGCGGTTGCCGTACGGCCCGAGCGCGAGCTTCGTCGCCACGAAGTAGGACGTCCCGCGGAAGCCAGGCACGTTCCCGGGGCCCTCGTACGACTCGATCAGCGAGTCCGGCGTCTGCGATTCGTCTCCGTTGTAGAAGGTGAGCGCTGCGACCTTGGCGGGGTCGAAGCTCGGCAGATCCTGGAAGAGCGTGACCGCGGCGCCAGCAGATTCCGCGATGGCGCCCGAGTTCCTCAGGATGCACGTGCTCGCGCCTGAGCTCTGGTCCTTCGACGAGCTCACGCACTTGAACGTGCCGTTGTTGCCGCCGTTCGACCAGCCCGCGGAGACGACGTTCTTGCCAGACTGGATCTTCGAGAGGTCCGGACCGTTCGCCGGCGACGCGATGATCATCCGCTTCTTCGTGCTCGTTCCGGTCACGGTGACGGAGAGCAGGTTGCTCGCGTACGATATGTCCGGGCTCTCGTTGTAGAGGAGCTTGCCCTCGACGAGGATCCGCTTCACCTTCGTGATCGGCGACTTCGCGATGCAGATGGCGATGTGCGCGTAGTAGACCTTGTGCCGGATCTTCGCGCCGCCGCCGCCCTTGCCGCCAACCTCCTCGGTCTCGGTCTCCTCGATGATGTCGGAGACCCAGCGAATCGTCCCGGCGCATCGGAAGTCGGTCCCGAGGACGAAGTTGGCGGCGGAGCCCTCGTCCTGCGTCTGGATCCGGAACTCGTCGACCTTCGGGCCGTCGATCGGGTCCTGCGGAAAGAGCGTCGGAATGATCAGCGTCTGATCGATGATCGAGCCCGCGAGCGCACCGATGGCGCCGCCGATGGGGCCGAGCACCGTAGAGCCGAGGATGCCGAGCGCGAGGGTGGCCATTAAGCGATCGCCCTGAGGCGCCAGGCCGAGAGGATGCGCTCCGTCCAGAACGTGTCGAGCGAGTGCTCCACGACTCGCCGGACGCCCGTCAGGCCGTGCGTGTGGATGATCCCGACGTCGGTTCGGATCCCGACGTGATGAGGCGGCCGGACGCGGCCGCGGAGCTTCTCCTTGATCCAGAAGACGAGGATGTCCCCGGGGCGCGCCTCCGCGAGCTGCACACGTCTGCAGTGCTTCGCGATCCGCCGCTCGAGGTCCTCGCCGTCCGGACGCCTGGAGTACTCGGCGAAGTCCTCGTGCGCGATGCCGCAGCCCTGCGCGACCGCCTGCAGGAGGCCGATGCAGTCGAGACCCACGCCCCCGAGCCGGCCCTGGTGCACGAAGGGCGTGCCCAGGAACCGCCGCGCGCACGCGACGACGTGGGCGCCGGCGATCGTGCCCCCGGTGATCAGCGTCCCGAGCTCGGCGGCCGCGGCGGTCACGATTCCACCTCGGGGAGGTCCACAGTCTGCCCAGCGAGCGAGTTCGTGCAGTCTCCGAGGAGCTGGATCCGGCCGTCGGTTACGAACGAGTGGCACACGCCGCCGCGGCCGTCTCGGACCAGGATCGACGGCGAGAACGTCGGCCGATCCAGGGAGCCGTTCCAAGTCCACAGCGGGTGTTCGGGCCTGTTCCGCTCGACGATGACAGAGTGAAGGCAGCGGCACCCCGGGCACTGGAAGACGACGGCGGAGCCTCGACGTTCAGCCCGTGCGCTCACTGCGGGGTGATCCTCAGCACCTTGTCGCTCCCCGGGAGGAAGGGATCCCCGCGGAAGTTCACGATGTTGTTGAACGTCAGGATGCACGTGCTCGAGCGCTTGTCGCAGCCCGCGACGATCGAGAACTGGTCGGAGAGCCCGATCTCGAACGGCATCGGCAGCTGCAGCTCGATCTCGCGCGTCGCTTGCGTGTAAGCGGCGATGTCGCCCTTCAGCCCGTTGTTGGCGCCGCTCGTGAACGTCACCTTCCCGTGCCGGAACCAGTGATCGACGAACGAGCCCGAGAGCTGGGCTGGGTTCGCCCGGATGATCCTCCGCTTCTCGCCGTCGACGAGACCCAGGATCCCGACGCCGCTCACCGTGAACGAAGCGAGGTTGACCTGGCACTTCGCGTCGCCGAGCGTCACCTCGCAGTTGCGGGCGAAGACGGATCCGACGCGGTGCTTGAGCCAGCGCGCCATGCCCGCGATCGCGCACTCCCAGACCTCGCCGTTGAACTTGACGTCGCCGATCCAGTAGATCGCGCTGCCCCAGGTCCCGGCGAACGGATAGCGCCAGTCGCAGAGCTTCTCCGTGATCTTCGCGTCCCGGTACCGGCCCGCGCGGAGGTCCGAGCTCGTGATCACGTTCGAGGAGATCACTCCGCGGAGCTCGACGTCGTGCTCCCCGAGGCCGCCCTGCTTGCGCTTCGCCGACGCGTCGACGCCGCCCATGGGCGAGTACTCCTCGCCCTCGAGCGTGAGCTTCTTGTCGTGCGACGTGAGCCGGAAGATCGTCCCGTCCTTCCGCTGGAGCTTGAAGCAGGTCGCCATCCGCTTGAGCTGCGCCTCGGAGAGCCCGAGCACGGGGCCCGGAATCGCTACCGGCACGGGACGGTCCTCTCGATCAGCGCGCGGACCTCGGCCTCGGGGATCTCGTCAGGCTCCGGGATGCCGGGGTCCCGGGCGAACCACTCCTCGACGAGCCTGCTGGGCTTGTTGACCGCGTCCAGGAGGATGGGGTCCTTCAGCGCAGCCGGAAGGCTCGCGATCGCCGACCACGTGCCGGCGGAGATCCGGCCGGTTGCCTGGAAGTCCGAGGCGGCCTGCTCCCGGAGCTTCGTGACCCAATGCTCCGCCTCGAGCGCGGCCCGGCGCTCCTCGGTGAGCTCGCCGAGCGAGACCTTGAGCTTCCGTGCTACGCCGAGGAACCAAGCGAACTCCCGCGCCCGATCGCGGCACGTGGCCATGGCGCTCTCGAGCCGGGCGGCCTGCGCGGCGTGCCTGGTGCCCCGGAGCCTCGCCAGCCCGGCGCGGAGCCCCTCGAGCTGCTCGTAGTCCATCAGGAGGGCGTCGTAGCGGGTCCGGAGCTCGCGGAGGGCCTGGCGGTACATGCCCCACGGCGTGCGACCTGCGCCGACCAGGATGAAGCGCTCGAGCTGGAACTCGGAGTGGAACGGCTGGTTGTCCGCCAGGAGCTCCAGGACGTCGCCGGCGCCGTTCGTGGCCGCCGGGGCGGGCGCTAGATCGAGACGCCCGCGTTGGCCGTCTCGGCGCGCGCCGCGGGCATCCCCGCCAGCGCCGTCCAGGCGTCGAGGTTGTAGGACGCGGCCCCGGCCTGGTGCGCGTCGGCGTTGTCCCTTCCGCCGCAGAAGTACCCCCTGAAGTTCCCGCCGACCCCGGCGCCGCCGTAGCGGATCCCCAACGAGAGCGCAGTTTTCACGACCCAGCTGTCCGTCAGCGGGTCGTACTCGTCACACTTGTCATACCGGGTGAGGGGGGAATCCAAGTAGCCGCCGACGCTGTAGAGCTTGTGCTCGATCGCGAACGTGGCCATCGAGTGCCGGGCAGCGCTCGGATAGCCTGCGATTCCCCAGTAGGAATCGGCGATCGGGTCGTGCGCCAGGTTGATGATCGGGACCGGTTCCCCTGAGATCAGGTAGGCGCGGTCCTTCACGGCCTGCGCCGAGCCGCGGGTCTTCGCGTACGGCACGACCTTCTTCGAGACCCAGGCCGGCATCGAGAACTCGGCCGTATTCGGCGTGCCGGTGCCCGAGAAGAGCTTCCCCTTCCCGAGCAGCGGCAGCCCGCAGGCCTGCGCCCGGCCGGTCTGGAACGGGCAGTTCTGCCGGTTCGTCCAGGCGTGAGTCACGGGCGCGACCTCGTCGCACCGGTCCGAGACGCCACCGGTGAGCGGATGGAAGCCCGTGACGTAGCCAGCGCCCTCGAGGTCGATCGCCGCGGCCTCGCTCTTGTTGTTTGGGATCCCCCCGCCGGCGGCCCACGTCCCGGCGATCTGATCGAAGGCCGTCGACGTCGCCGCGCCGGCGGAGCCCCCGGCGATGACGATCTTCCGGTAGGCGAGCGCGACGGCTCCCGTGTTCGTGACTCGGATGTTCCCGTACCAGTGCGGGACGCCGTTCGCGTCGAGGTGAACGGTCGCAATGATCACGTTCCCCGGCGGGATGCTCGTCGTACCGTCCGAAGGCGTCGCCAGGTTGAAGGCGCTCGCGCCGATGTTGAAGACGTAGAGCGCGGGGCCGCCCGCCATCCGGCGATCGGGCGCCGGGACGTTCACCGTGTGTGGCCCGGCCGTCGCAGAAATCGACCAGACCCGCGCGAGCCAGGGGTTGATGGCGGCGGTCCCCGAGACCGAGAGGAACCGCGCGCGGCCGTGGAAGGTCGCCTCGATCACCAGGAGCCCCCGAAGACCAGACGCGCGGCAGCGATCAGGATCGCGACGAGGATCACGATCACCGAACCGACGGCGATCGTGTCCTTCTCACGGCGCTCCGTCTCGCGGCCCATGGTCAGGCCCCGATCCAGGTCTTGTTCCCGCCGGCGTCCTTCGCCAGCACGATCGTCATCATCACCAGCGGCCCGAGGCTCGCGACCGCGGCGTCGAGGTGCGTCCGGACGAGCATCGTGTGCACGGCGCTCTGGTTGATCAGGAAGAAGTGCGCCCCACCGTCTGCGATCGCCGCGGGGTTCGGGAGGAAGATCTTCCTGTTCGCCGCGTCCGGGTTGAACGTCAGCGTCCGGCCGTCCGCGAGCGTGATGGTGACGTTCGCGCTCACGGTGCCGAACGCCTTGCTCCCGCCGTACCAGAAGTCGTCGTCTACCGGCGCCTCGTCGACGAGCTCGGTCACGATGATGTCGGGCACCGAGGTCCCGTCGAAGGCCTCGAGCGTCATCGGGAGCTGCTGGTCGGTCTCGACGCCGAAGGCAGCGGGCGTGTCGTACTCGCCGCCCCACGTCACCACCTGGCCGAGCGTCGGAGCCACGGAGAACGTGACGATCCCCGTCGTCGTGTTCACGCTCCAGCCGACACCCAGGGTGTCCGCGAAGTTCACCCCGACCTTGACGGTCCCCGCGACCGGCTTCGTGATGTTGCGCGTGACGGTGGTCGCGCCGCTCGTGTACCGCTTGACGAGCTGGAACTGGGTCGTCGTGCCATCGCCGACGCCGATCTGCTCGTCGGAGTGCGAGACGGCCGCGCCGCCCATGGTTGTATGCCGCGCGGTGGTCGCGAAGTCGCTCCAGTCCTTGTACCGGAACCCATGGGCGGCGCCGCCGCGCGCGATGAAGAAGTTCAGGATGGCGGCCGCGTCGTCGTAGTCGCGGAGGCCAAAGCCGACGTTCCAGGAGCGCGCCCCGGCCGGGCTCCAGCGCTGCACCGCCTGGCGCGCCTTGGATGCGAGCTCGACGACGGCGGTGTTCATCCCCGGGCCGCCGCGGGCGCCGTAGCTGATGAAGCTCGGGAACTGCACCTCGTGGAACGCCATCGTCAGCTGTCCCGCGCCGCTCGGCGCATGTCGTTGAGGACCTGCCGGCGCGAGCGCTTGAAGCTGCCGGCGTCGTTCGTCCGGATGTTGAAGGTCTGATTGATGACCTTGCCTCCGCCGCCGATCGCGTGCACGCCGAGTCGGCCGCGCGAGTCGCGGCCCAGCGGGAACACGCCCTCCTCGCGATCGCCCTCGGAGATCTCGCCGAGACCTCCGGCGACCGGGAAGTAGGCGTGCCGGTCGTTCACGCCGCCGAGCCCAAAGTGCTGGACCACGCCGCGCGAGAACACGTTCCCACGCGCGTTTCCGAGGATGCTCCCGAAGAGTCCCCCGAGGAACCCCTGCAGCGGCTGCGCGATGAACGTCTGCGCCCCGATCCGGATGAGCTGCTGGTAGATGCTCTCGAGGACGTCGTCCAACTCGTGGAAGCGAACGACGGCCTCAGCGGCGCCATCGGCCAGCGCGCGCGCCGTGTCGTCCGCAAGCGCGAAGATCCGGTCGGCCTCCTGGCGGGCCCTGACGAGCGCTCGGATCTGCTGCTCCTGCTCGAGCGTGATCCTCCCCTGGGTCGCGTTGATGAGCTCGAGGACGGCGGCCTCCTCCTCGCGGGCGTCGACGCCGAGCTTGGCCAGCGTCACGGCCTGGCTCATGAGCCGGACCTGATCCTCGAAGATCTTCGTATCGCCCAGGCGCTGGAGCGTGGCGTTGAGGCGCTCGAAGTCCTCGCGCGCGCGGGCGATGACCTCGCTCTTGCCCTCGAACCCTTCGAAGAGCCGATCGAAGTCGAGCTGCCGCACCTCGGCCGCCGTCTTCCCGAAGCGCTCGATCTCGAGGTTGAGGTCCTTCACGGCCTCGAGGCCGACGTTCTCGAAGGCACGCTGCGTGAGGCTGTCGATCCCCGATCGAGCGCTCTCGAGGAACTTCTTCGTCGCGTCGTCCTGCTCGCCGATCGCGAGCGTCAGCGCCTTGCGCAGCAGGAGCTCGCGCTGCCCCGCGAGGTTGTTCTTGCCGATCGCGAACGTCTCGTCGGCGATGGTCTGCAGGTACTCCTTGCGCTTCTGGGCCAGCTCCGGGTCCACAGGCGTCGGCCTCGAGCTCGGGCCGCCGAGCTCGGTTCCCGTCGCCTGGAACTGCCGCTCGCGCTGCCGCGGACCCGTGAAGTTGTCAACGCGGCTCAGGGCCTCGTTGTATGCGAGCTGCGCCGCGATCGCCTCCTGGACCAGGCGATTGCGCTCCTTGAGATCGGAGACGCCGGCCTCGAAGTTCTTGTCGAAAGCCGTGAGCGCGTCGTTCGCGCGCTGGAACGCGAGGCCAGCCTGCTCGCTCGCGGTCACGAGCTTCTGGAACTCGGCGGTGTACTGCGGCTGCGCGGGCAGCGCTCCCTCTGCGCCCGTCAGCACGTCGATGAACTCGGAGAGCTTCTCGATCGCCGGGGTGAGCTTGCCGAGGAAGATGTCGAACTGCTTGCCGAGCCGCTGCACCGCGTCGTTCCAACGGTCCGCTGCCGCGGCCGTCTCCGAGCTCACGCGAGCGAACTTGCCGCCGAACCCGCCGCCGCGGGTGAACTCCTCGAGGAACGGGATCAGGTCGCCGCCCGATCGGCCGAGTAGCTTCATCGCGAGGTCGGCTTGGCGCGCCGGGTCCTCGAGTGAAGCGAGCGCCGAGGCGACGTCCTCGAAGAGCTTCTGGAGGCCCTGGGCGTCGCCGGAGACGTCACGGACGGCGATGCCAAGGTCGGCGAAGGCGCGCGCGGACTGGCTTGTGCCCTCCCGGTCCCGAAGGGCTTGAGTCTCGGCAACCGAGAGGCGCTGCAGGGCTCTCGCGACACCTTCGATGTCGGCCCCGGCTTGCTTCGCCTCATCTCCCAGGATCGAGAGCGTCTCGACGGGGAGGTTGAACCGCTGCGAGAGGTCGTAGAGCCGATCGGCCTGGTCGAGGAACTGCGAGACGTGCTGCCGGGTCTTGATGATGGCGTAGCCGAGCGCACCGAAGCGCAGCACGTTCACGCCGAGGCTGCCCGCGAGGATCCTCGACGTGTGCTCCGCCTGGCTGACGCTCCCGGCAAACCGCGTCGACTCGCGAGCCATGCTCGCGGCAGCCGCGTTGAACTCAGCCGCGCCCGACTTCGCGCGGCTTGCGTCGATTGCTGCGATCAGCGTGGGCATCGGGTGGCTTACGCTCCTGCGCCTTCTTTGCCTCGATCCGGAACCAGTCCTCGTCCATGGAGCGGATCAGCGCGGCGAACTCTGCCCGCGTGTCCGCGCCCTCGATCGAGTGAAGGTCGAGCCAGGCCGAGATCTCCGCGAACGTGATGGGCATGGGCGAGCCGAGGTCGCGGGCCCTGGTCTTCGAGAGGTCCTCGAACGCCTCCCAGACGGGGATCAGGTCCTCGTAGAGCTCCGGTCGGTTGTCGATCGCCGGCGTGCTCAGGCCCCGCGCGGCGCGCCGCTCGAGGAAGCTCCGAAGCGATCCCCACTCCTTCACCCATCCGAGGACCGCTGAGAGTTTCCCCGGGCGCCCTCGGCGAGCTCCTTCCGGTAGATGGCCGCGTCGGCCGCGGTGGCCATGACGAACTCGTAGAGGTCGCGGTAGCGGGGGTCTCGGAAGACGTCGAGGCCTCGCTCGGGCGAGTACTCGATCGGCTTGTCGTCGTCGTCCGTGACGTTCTCCCAGCCCTTGAGCAGCTCCTCGGCCGCGCACTGTTTGAGGACGTCGTCCGCCTTCGCCGCGTCGACCGTGCGCGTCCGGATCGCCGATAGCATGGGCTGCCGGAGCTCGGTGAGCCGCTTCTGGTACGCCGGGTTCCCGAGGCGCGCGATCTTGAGCCGGATCCCGAGCGTGTAATGGACCCAGACCCCGCCGGCTTCGAGGGCGGGGTCGGTCTGCACTGCTGAGAGCTTGGCCATTCTGATCTCCGGGGTGAGAGAGGAGCTGCCGGTTACGACGTCCAGCGGACGAGCCGGGCGGTGACGCCCTCGGTCTCGTGCTTGAACGCCTCGTACTGGAACGCCGCGATCACGTCCTGGTTGATGCCGCCGGCGACGCGCTCGCCGTCGGAGAGCTTCACCCGCGGGAGGTCGAGCACGTACGACCGCGTGCCGTCCGAGAGGACGAAGAAGAGGTTCGTGTTCGTCCACGCGAGGTACTTGTTGAACATCGCGGCGGTCTGGAAGTAGACCCGCACCGCGCCGCGGACGTCGCACTGGCCCTTGCCGATCGAGAGCGGCCCGAGCGTCCCGACCTGCAGCCGCTGCCGCAGGTTGTTCCCGAGCTCGAACGTCCCGTCGACGATCGCCGCGACCGAGTTGACGAACGTCGGCGGCGAGCCAGACGCGGGGCCCTCGGCGAAATAGGGCACGTGGTCGATCGACTCGAGGATCGGGTTCGTGCCCGCGGCGGTCACCGCGAACGGCGCCGAGGTCTCGGAGGTCGCGATCTTGCCCAGCACGTCGAAGACGATCGAGAACATATCGTTCGTCGGGATGGTCAGGACGCCCTTGTCGAAGCAGCAGCCCTTGAAGAGCTCGAACGTCGTCGAGAGGTCGGTGTAGTCGCGGTAGAGCGAGAACGAGTCGAGCTGCGTGCCGTTCACGATCTGCGAGCCGAGCTTGATCGTCCTGCTCGGGGCCGAGGCCTCGTCGACGATCGCCGTCGGGCCCGTGACGTCGAGCGTCGTCGCGGCCACGGCCGTGATCTTGAACCAGCCGTTATTCGCCGGGTTCGTGAAGCCCGACGTCTTGATCCACATGCCCACGGCGTGCGGCGGGGACGTCGCCGTGAAGTCTCCCGACGCCCGGGTGAACCTCTGGGTCGCGGCCGTCGCCTGCAGGTTCACGCCCGACGTGACGACCTCGGCGCTCCAGGTCGCCGCCATCCAGAGCGCGCGGAGGACCTCGTCGTAGCTCGCGCAGGAGAACCGGCCGTTGACCGGCCCGGCGACGCCGATGCCCTTCCGAATGATGTCGGACGTCTGCCGGGTCGGGTCGATCTCGTCCGACCTGGTCGACTCCGTGACCTGCTTCAGGCCTTCGCCCGTGAGCCGCAGGCGGAAGTCCGCGGTGCCGCCCGGGTTGGTGGCGTACGTCACCTCCTTCTTCCCGTAGAGGGCGATGGAGCTGGAATCAGACATGAGCGAAGAACCTCCCCTTTAGGCGATCCTGTCCGCGTGGAACGGACAGAAGACTGTGAGCGTCCACCATGGCCCGTCGCGCGAGCCGTCCCCGATCGTCGGCGACCGGAAGAGGCATCCGGCGCGCGTGATTCCCCGATACCGGTTCGCGATTATGTCCGCCATCTGCGTGGCTTCGCCTTCCCCGAGCTCGAGAGCGACGAAGAGCTGCACGCTGAGGATGCCGACCGTGCGGAACGTCCTGAAACCCACGCGATTGATCTCGATCAGCGTCGTCTCGCCGCGGATGACGCGCATACGCGCCCAAGGCCCCGGCGGGGCCGGCTTCGTGAACGGCGCGTTGTCGTACTGCGTGACCAGCTGCTGGGCCTGCGCGATGGCCGTCGCGAAGTCCTCCTCGAGGCCGCCGATCATCGAATGGAACGAGGTGACGCTCATGGCTGCAGCACGCTCTCGAGCTCGGCGAAGGTGAGCGCGACCATTCCCTTCGGCGCCTGCTGGGACCAGCCCTCCTCGAGGCGCTGCGCATACGGCACGTTGTTCGTGAGGAACGAAACCGAGTAGGGCGGGAGCTTCGCGATCGCGCGCGCCCCGGCCGCCACTGTTTCTCCGCCGCCTCGATCGACCGCGTCGACCTGGCCCGTCGCGGGCGAGCCGATCGTGGCCTGCCAGTTCCCGCGGGCCCGGCCGGTGTCGACGGGCGTCCGACGAACGACTCGGGCGAGGGCCTCGAGCGTGAGCTTCTTGTGGAAGAGCACGACCTGCTCGGGCAGGAGCTCTTCGGTGAAGCGCCGCAGAGCGAGGTTGAACTGCGCGACGTTGGTCCCCACGTCACCCGGCAATCCCCAGCTCGTACGCCGCGACGTCGTCTCCGGAGCGGAGCTCGACGACGTTCTCGATGCGGTACTTCGTGCTCGCGACCTCGACCTGCTGGCCGCGGATGGGCGTGAAGCTCAGCCCGGAGGCGGCCACGTAGATGACGGTCTCCTCCATCCGCGTGACGTCGCTCTCCCCGTAGAACTTCCGCGCCATCGGCGGCGAGACCTTGCGGACGACGTCGGTCGTGCCCTGGGTCACCTGGCGCGAGCTGTGGCTGTACGTCGGGCCGCTGTTGATGACCTTGAACGTGGCGTTCGTGCCGACGCGGTCGATGATGGCGAGCACGCGCGGCACGAGGCGGGAGTCGAGTGCGGTCGTCATCAGGCGCGCTCCGCCCGGTCGGGCTTCAGCAGCGGGGCCACGATGAGGTCGACCTTCCGGAAGAGCTTCACCTGGCTCCGCCCGCCGACGTAGGTCTTCGACTCCTCGATCGGGCCGACCTTCACGCTCTCGCTCGCGATCGCGCCGGGCTCGGCGATGTCGGGGATGAGGCCGTCCGTCTCGGTGCGCGCGCGCAGTGCGAGCTCGGCGCAGGCCTCCTTCAGCTGCCGGGGCAGCTGGTCGTGCGGCTGCGAGGTCTCGTCGACGTAGACGTCGTACCGGGGGAAGTAGAGCCGCTGGGTGAGCGTCTTGCGCTCGCCCTGGAAGTCCTCGCCGTAGACCTGGTCGAGGTACTCGGTGGCGGACCGGAGCGCGGCCTCCTTCTGGTCGGTCGACGAGCCCGACCAGGCGGAAGGGGCCCCGTGCGCCGCGTGGTAGGTGTCGGCGTCGGCCACCGAGAGGTAGCTCTCCGCGGTCGCGCGCCCCGTCCCGTCCTCGACGTCGAGCGCCACGGGTTACCCGCCGGCGCCCTTCCGGCCGCGCTTGCGGCCCTTGGGCTCCTCGGCCTCGCCGTCGTCCTCGGACGTCTCGGTGGGCTCCGTGGGCTCTTCGGCGGGCGGCGGCGCGTCCGGCTGCTTGGCCGGCGGGTCCGACTCGAGCCGGTAGCCGCGGCCGCGCCAGTCGGCGACGTCGCAGATGTTGACGATCGCCGTCGAGCCGTCGGGCCCGACCATCGTCGTCGTGGGCATCTCTCCTGCCATGGGGATCCTCCGTCTGCGTTGGGGAAAGGGAGGCCGCGGCGGGCCGACTTACGGGAGCCGGCCCGCCGAACGGCCTGGGTGATCAGCCGAGGATCCGGACCGCGAACTCGGGGCGGATGAGCTGCGCGCCCCAGAGGATGTCGAAGTCCCAGACCGTCTGCTTGTACTGGCGCATGACCTCGAGGCGGAGGTTCAGGCCCGAGACCGGATCGCCGATGCTCATCATCGGCGCCAGGCGCTCGAACTCGGACTCCTTCTCGTCGCCCAGCGAGCGGCTCGCGAAGGCGAACGCGTCCTTCTGGAACGCGAGGTTCACGACGTGGGTCGCGACCTTCGTGATCGCCGCATTGTCCGCGACGGACGCGACCAGGCCGCGCTTGAGCACGAGCTGGGTCGTGGTCCCGGACTGCACGGCGTACTGCTGCGCGTGTCCTGCGAAGGTGACGATGTCGCCCTCGACCCAGGTCCCGGTGCCAGTGTCGATGACCAGCGTGGTCGTGCCGATCGCGTAGCCCGCTCCGTTGTTGATCAGGTAGCCGGACGCAGTGCCCGCCGTGTGGGTCGGGACCTGGTCGTCGTCCGCCCACATCGGGAACCCGTACTTCTTGCCGATTGCGCCGTCCTGGACGACTTCCTTGTCGCCGGACTGCGAAGCGTCGCGGAAGGCCGGGAGCCGCAGCGCGTTCGCGTACGCGTCGTGGTCGAGGACGACCCGGCGATCCATCCGGACCGCGAGCTGCTTGTTGAGCAGCTTCCGCGCGTTGACGATGTCCGCCGGGAACGCGGAGTCCGGGGACGCACCGCCGAAGGGGGTCGTGCCAGCGGTGCCGACGGCGCCGTAGACGCCCTTGTACTTGGCGAAGATGTCGGCGTTCACTTCACCCGCCAGGGCGTCGAGCGCGGCGCTCATCTGCCCGGGCATGAAGCTCTTCTCCCGCATGATCTCGTTCTTCTGCTTGTCCGTCAGGTGGAAGTCCGCGTGCTTCCACTTGTTGAGCTGGATCTGCACCTTCGTCGGCGCCGAGTCGCCGGGCGCCGGCGGGGTGTTGCTGGGCGTGACGTCCGACGCAGTGACCGCGGAAGCGATAGTCACGTCGATGGTGTCGCCCTTCTCCTTCGCCTCGGTGCTGTAGTCGAGGTTGACCATGCGAGGCAGCACGCACGTACGACGCAGGTGGAGCAAGCCCCGCGCGAGAATGCGCGGGATGATTTCGGTGAGGCTATTGGCCATGGATGGAACGTCTCCGGTTGCCGGCGACGCTTGGGCATCCCGCCACCCACGTCTGCTCGCGCGAATCCCTCGTCACGAGCTGCCGAAAGAAAAGAACCCCTCCGCACCCAAACCCACGCGCGTCGCCGGGCATCCCGCCCGGAGGGCATCCCGCCCTCGCGCTCCGCGCGCCGGTTACCCCGAGACGCCGACCTCCCCGGCCGCAATCGCCTCTAGATTTTTGCCAGCTTCGGCTTGGCCGACGGACTTGTCCGGCTTCTTGAAGCCGCTCTCGGGCTCCTTCCCGGTGCCGCTCGCGCCTGAGCCACTGAAGCAGTCGGCGAACTCCGGATCCGCCCGCGTGATCTCGATCAGCTCGGCGATCGTCATGTCGCCCATCCCGGCCTTCTTCGTCACGGCCGGGTTGCCGTTCGCATCGACCACGCGGGCGACGAGCTCGCCCGTTGTCTTGTTCTCTTCGACCCGGATCTGCCGCTCGACCTCGGGGAGCAGCAGGCGGACTTTCTTGCAGCCCGCCGCGACGAGGGCCTTCGTCGCCTCGTTCGTCCGGAGCTGCTTCTCGAGCTGGCCGCGGTACTTCGCGCTCGTCGCGCGCTCGCCGGAGAGGTCGGCGTCGGCCTTGTCCTTCAGCGCCTTCTCGCGCTCGGACATCTTCTCGGGAGGCGTCCAGGTCTTCATTTCCTCGCGCTTCGCGAGGGCTTCCTTCGCCGCTTCGGGGTCCATGCCCTTGAACGCGGCGACGCGCCCCTCGAGGCCGTCCTTCTCGGTCCGGAGCGCCGAGATCGTCTGCTTCAGCGCACCGGTGTCCTCGAGCGTGAAGCCGTCGACGGCCTCGACGTCGAGGAGGTAGCTGCCGTTGACGAGGACGTAGTCCTCGCGCTGGGCTTCGGGGAGGGCCTTCCAGGCGTCCGGGGAGAGCTTGGCTTTGCGGCGCATGGTGGGACGGTCCCGCCCCGGGGAGGCAATGCAAGGCTGGTAGCGTTAGGGGCTCTTTCCCCGGAGGTTGAAATGCCCGAAACGCAGCCGGTGTTGACAGTTCAGCAGGTCATTGAAGTCGTGAAGGCCGCAGCTGGGTCGTCAGGCCCAGACTGGACGAACTTCATCGCTCTGTTTGGTGGCGCGGTCCTGGCGGCCTACACGGCCTTCGTCGTGACGAACGCGCAGCTTCGAGGCGCGAGATCTCTCCAGCGCGGTGAACGGGCGATGCAGCGCGAGCGTGCGCTCAAGTCGGCGGTAGCGGAATGGGCTGGTGCGGCTTTTGCCTACCTCGCCCAGAAGGCCCTTTACGTCGGTCTCACGCTTCAGTTTCTTCGAGGTGGCGCTGAGGTCGATCTCAAGCTGGAGAAGGAGCTCGAGACACTCCGCGTCCGGCTCGACGCAGCAACCCTGCTCGCGTTGACCGAGTCGACCTCGGCTGATCTGCGGGCCAAGATTCGGAAAGCCACGGCGACAGCGGTGATGAAGCACCTTCCCGATCCACACCCCCAGGCTCTGACTCTATTCTTGATCGATGAGAGCAAATCCGTGCCCCCCGCCTATGAGGAAGTCACTGGCATCGTGGACGAGATCAGCTCGCACATCGAGGAGTGAGCCATCAGTAGACCCGCCCGGGCACGCTCTCGGGCGGCGGGGCCTCCTCGGGCACGAGCTCGCCGCCGATCTTCTCCGCGACCCACCGCGCGAGTGCGCCGTCCGGATCCGGGTGCCAGTCGCCTGGAGGGCTCGGGTGCTGCCCGGCGATCGCCTTCACGTACGCGAGCACGTCGGCGTCGGGGCAGCTCCAGTCGCCGCCCTCAAGGACGACGTCGACTCCGCGGTAGCGGATCCTGGCCATGGGGGCCATCCTACCGGCCGCGGAGGAGGTTGACGATGAACTCGAAGAACTCCGGGTCTTCGCGCAGGAGCCGCAGCGGGTCCGTCCAGAGCAGCTCGACGCCCATGGACGTGATCTCGGTCGCCCCGATCTGCGCGCGCTTGACGGGGCCGAGGCTCAGGGCGATCTCGCGGAACTGGTCGATGGTCGTTCCGGTCACGGGATAGAACTTGCCCATGTACGGCTCGAGGAACTCGTCCTCCCAGGCGATCTCGCCCGGGTTCCAGCCCGGCTGCCGGTAGATGTCGCCGAGGCGCCGGAGTCCGCGGCGGTCGGCCTGCGCCCTGCGCCAGAGGAAGTCGCGCACGCGCTCCGCGAACTGCCGCGGGTAGCGGTCCTCGAGCGCGTGCCCCATCTCGTGCACGGAGCTCCTCACCTGACCGCGGCGCGCGATGTGGATCGAGTGATCGTCGTAGGAGTAGTACGCGCGCGACCTGGCGCGCTCGGTGACCTGCTGGACCGTGAGCCCGTCTGGCGCGGCCTGGCGGCTCAAGATCGACGAGAGGAATGGCACGGCCTCCTTCGTCGGCTTCGTCGCCCCCCGCACGACGACGGGCGCCGGATCCGCCACGCGGAGGATTCGGTGCGCGATCCGGCGCTGGTTCGCGAGCAGCGCGGCGCGCGCCGACCCGAGCCGGCCGATCCGGCGCATGAGCTGCGTCTGCGCGGCGGCGCTCGTGGCGGCCTGGAGCTCCCGGTCAAGCGCCTCGATCTTCCGCCCGAGCTCGAGCTGCTGCGCCTGCACCGCCTCGAGGACGGCGTCGAGCCGGGCCCGGGTGTCCTCGCCGGATGGGTTCGTCGGAGCGGGCGCAGCCCCGGGCGCCGGCGGCTCGCCGCCCCCTGAGTCCCCGCCGCCCTCCGCCTCGAGGGCCCGGAGCTCGTCGAGCGTGAGGACGCGGTTCTTGTCGTCGACGAACCTGTCGAGCGAGAGCTCGCCGCGGCGGAAGATCTCCGCACGGCTGGAGCCGAGGACCTCGTCCTGGACGGATGCCGGCTGCTTCCGGAGCCACTCCTCGAACGTCTCGGCGGCCGGCACCTGGCCGTCCATCGCCGCGCGCTCGCCGTCGGGCAGCTCGTCGAGGCCCTTGATGCCGAGCTCCTCGAAGCTCTTCAGGACGGGGACCGTCGTCGAGCGGCAGCCCCAGTGCAGCGGCGGCGCATGCTCGGTGTCGTCAACCGGGAAGACCTTGCCGTCGTTCGCGGCGCAGATGATCGTCGTCCGATCGTCGAGCGTGGCCACGAACTGCCAGCCCTTCACGACGTCGGTGTTCTCCTGGTAGGTCGCCATGCGGGCATCGTTGCTCACGTGGTTCGTCGCCGTCCGCACGACGGAGGCGATGTTCCTCCGCGTGCCCTGCATGACGCCGTCCTGGTAGCCCTCCTCGCGGCGGCCGCGGATCCGGCGGACCAGGTCGTCGATCGTGTCGCCCTCAGCCAACCCGATCTTCAGCTGCTCGAGGACCTTCGCCTGCGTGTCGGCTTCGATGCCGTTCCACCAGGTGCCGAGCAGCTCGCCCTCGAACGGCTTCGACGTGACGATCGCGCGGAGCATAGCCGGCGACGGCGTCACGTAGTCGACGTCGAGGTGAGGCACGGCGCGCCCGAACGTCTGGGCCTGCCAGTCGGCCTCGGCGCCGGCGATCGCGACCAGGTCGTCGACGAGGCGGCGCTTCAGCTCGCCGAACCCGGCATGCAGGACGTCGCGCGTCGCATCGCGAAGGACTGCGAGACGCCTCGCCCCATCCTCGAGGGCCTGCTCGATGCGGCCCATGAGGTCAGGCAGGACCTGGCTGTTGAGGAGCCCGACGATCTGCTGAATCTCGCCGAGCGTGAGCCGCTGGAAGTAGATCGCATGCCGGATGGCGCGATCGCGGAGGTAGTCGTTGACGGACTGCCCGCGCCGGCGCGTGAGCGGCGCGTTCATGGGCTACGCCGCGTCGACCTTGGGCGTCTTCGGCTTCGGCATCTTCCCGCCTCCGCCGCCTGCAGACGTCTGCATTCCGCCGCCCGGCATGAGGTCGGATAGGTCGGGGCCCTCGCGCTCGAGCTCGGCGATCTCGTCCTCGACGACCACGGTCTCCGCCACGACTCCGCGGCGCCGGATCTCCTCGAGGAAGGTCTTCCGGCTGATCTGGCGGGCCTTCCGCATGTCGATCAGTGCCCGGGTCTCCTCGGCCGCGCGGGAGGAGAGCGCGAACTCCGAGAAGAGGTCGCAGCTGAAGTCCTCCGGCATCGGGCGCTTCATCCACTTCCCGGCGAGCCCGTAGCACTCCTCGAGGTGAATCTCGGTCGCGCGCACCCAGGCCTGCAGGTCCGAGTGGCAGCGTTCCTCGTCGATCCCCTGGCCGGTCGCGGTCTGGGTCGTTGTGCGCTGGATGAACGGCTGCGCGCCGAGCATCTGCATCTCTTCCTTCAGGTCGACGAGGTCCTGGCGGCCCGCGGCGATCGCGGCGCCTCCGTGCTCCACGTAGACGAGCTTCGCGTCGATCTGCTGCCGGCGAACCTTCGCACCTGGCCCGAGCACGAGCTTCTTCCCCTTCTCGTCGGCGGCGACGCCGGTCTCGTAGAGGATCGGCATGCGGGCGAAGCGCAGGATGTTCCGCTGGTCGCTCTGCGACTGCCAGTGCGCGAGGTTGAGCCAGGCGAGGTCCTCGAGCGGGGGCGCCGCCATGAGCGTGCCCGTCCGATCGAAGTAGAGCGTGCGGAGCGGGATCTCGCCGAGCGTGAGCTCGCCCTGCTTCCTTTGCACCCAGTCGTCGTTCTCTTTGTCCTCCTCGTAGAGCGTCCAGCCGTCCTTCTCGATCACCCGGACGTACCGAACCTGCTTCTCGTTGTAGGGGCCGTCGGCCACGGTGCGGATCTCGAGGACGCGGATCTGCTCGAGCTCCTCGGCGCCGTTGTCCTCGCGGATCCGGACGCGCCCGCCGAGCAGCCGCGGCGCGGGGATCAGGAGGAAGTAGGGACGCACGCGTTCCTGCTCGTCCGCGAACGTCTGCTGTCCCTTCGTGTTCGGGAAGTCGACGAACGTGTGAACCAGGCCGTGCGTGAGGCCGAACTTGATGAGGCGCTTGCCGTAGTCGGTGAGCCCAGTGCCTGCGCGGTCGCAGTTCTTCTCGATGAAGTTGAGCGGGCGCCAGAGGCCCTTCTCCCCCGCCTTGATCGTGATCGGCTTCTGGAACGGACGCGACGAGAGGTAGCCGACCGTGTCGCGGAAGGCGTTGTAGAGGACGGTCCGGTCGAGCCGGCGCCGGTAGTCGTCCCATTCCTCCTGCGCCTCGCGCGGGAGCCATCGCTCCGCCGCGGCCTGCATCGAGCGCGTCCCGCCCATGAGGTCGTGCGGCAGCTGCCAACCCTTCGCCATCTCCAGGTAGGCGTCGCTCGGCTTGTCGAGGTCCTTCGGCATGGGATCAGCTGCTCACGTCGTCGTGAAACGATTCGCGGAGGCTTCGCAGCTCGGCGACGAGCACCCACTCGCCGCCCGGCTCCTGGTAGGAGTCACTGAGGTCGATCTCGACGGGGATCTCGGCGCCGTCGCTCCGGAGCGCCCGCGTTGAGAGCCTTCGAAATTGGCTCGAGAAGCTCCCGCGCGAACTGAAAGCAGCAAAGCCCCGGCGATGCCTCTCGAGAAGACCCGGCGGCACCAGGGCGTCGATACGCTCTCCGATCAGCTGATCCCGCCGGCGTTGGAAGAGCCGCGTGCACGGGGCGTTGCAGTCCTCGATGATGCCGGCCGAGCTCGCGACGATCATGGCCGTCAGCTGCCTGAGCCCGGTCTTTCCGCCGAGCAGCCGGAGCTCCTGCTTCATGGCGGCGAGCTGCTCCTCGCACTTTTCGTGGCTGAGCTCGACAGCCCGGAGCCGCTTGCTGAGCGCCGTGATGAGGCCGTCGTACCGCTTGTCGATCGCCGCGTTCACTCGCGCGCGGTGCCCGCGGAACTTGATCGAGACGCCGATCAACGCGACGACGGCCGCCCCACCGGCTGAGATGAGGGCGACCAGGACCTGGGTGCTCATTGCGGCTCACGAGCCTCCGATCGAGAAAGCGCTCGCCGCGGATCCGTCGGAACACCCGAAGCGACATCGCGACGGGTTCCCCTGCGTTCCTCGAGAGCCGCGGCGAACGGCCGTTCTCATGTGCCGGTGCCCGAGCGAGCAGCCTTGACCGCATGCTGGGCAGAGAGGAGCCCCGCGCCTCCGAGCACGAAGATCGCGAGGTTGCAGAGCTTCACCCAGACCGAGCCCGGCGGGGCGAGCTCGACCGCGATCACGCCGTTCGCGAGCTGGCCGAGGATGAAGAGCCAGAACTTCGCCGTCGCGGGAAGGGACGGCGTTGGCGACGTCGGTGGAGTGGTGCCGGTCATCCGCCCCCCGTGGGCTTTGAGGCGGCCCCTTCGTCGCCTCCGCCGGCCGCCTCGGCGAAGGTCCTCCGGATGTTCGCGGACGAGTAGAGCGCGAGCTTCTTCGCCGTCGGCTTCAGCGTCGTGTCGGCGTTCACGTAGGAGTCGTGGCGCGCGAGCATGGCCTTCATCGGCCCGGCGATCGGTCCGACGGCGACGGATTCGGAGAGGAACGCCTGGCGCACGAGGTAGCTCTCGGCGAGCGCGGCTGCCTTCCCGTCGGCGTCGAGAGCCGCGTCGGCCTTCACGTACTCGTCGTGGCGATCGCAGACGATCGTGGTCAGCGGCTGAAGACTCAGCGTCCCGTCGTCGTTCTTGGACTGCTCGAGCGAGTCAGTCGAGCAGCCGAACGCGAGCAGCAGCGCAAAGAGCGCGGCGAGCTGGGCGAGCTTGTTCCGGCGCTTGTCGATCATGGGGAGAACCTCCTGAGGTGGGGACAGGGGAAGAGTTGAGCGAGCGATCAGCCGCCGTCGGCCGCGGCCGCCGAGATCCCGCCGAGGCCTCCGAGGACCGCGGAGAGCCCGGCCGTCGCCATGCGGGTCGCGACGGAGAGCACCTTCTCGATCGTGGCGTTGGTCGCGTGCGCGGCGCGCAGGCGGTGCGTCTCGAGGAGGAAGGGGATGTTCGCCTTCGCCTCCGCGATCAGCTTCTCGTCGCCCGACTTGATGGCGTCGAGCATGAGCTCCGCGAGGTCGGTCGCGAACCCGTCCGCTGCGAGGTCGTCGGCCGCGCCTTCGACCAGGTCGGCGAGCTCGGTCTTCAGGGTGTCGGTGAGCTCGCTGAGAAGTCCGTTCCAGTCGACTCGTGGCATTGGCCTGTCCTCCGGTGAGCTGAGGGCGATCCGTTGCTGTCAGGACCGACCGTACAAGCCGGGGGAAGCAATCCCAGGAATCAGCTCTCGCCGTACTCGATCACCGCGTCCCGCGAGATGATCGGGTAGGTCTGCTCGACGTAGTAGCCGAGGGCGTCCGTCATGTGGGTGAGCATGGTGCCCTTCGGCTTGTCGATCTCCCCGGAGCCGCCCTCGAGGAGCATCGTCCCCTCGAGGTCCTCGATCAGGTGCGGGCACTTCCCGGGGTCGACCAGGAACCGCGCGGGGCCGCCCACGGGCTGGATCCGGGAATTCATCGCGTTGAGACGCGCGCGCTCGGCCGGGTTCACCCCAGTGACCATCATCTCGAGCCGGTCCTTGAAGACGGGCCGGAGCATTCCCTCGATGATGTCCCAGTCCGAGCCCTCGGTGCTCTGCGTGTGCAGGTTGCCGCCCGTGCGATCGCCGTAGCAGCGGACGATGCCGGGGTGCTTCCCCCAGTCCTGGATCAGGCGGTTCACGACGGCCGGCGTGTTGCTGTTCTTCGGGATGAAGACCTCGCCGATCGCCGCGGTGACCTGGCGCGCGATCTCGGGTCGGTGCAGCGGCTCGAGCGGGTGATAGTCCTGCTCCTGCAGGACTACGGCGACGCCCGGCGATCGGTTGAAGTCAAAGCAGAGGATGAGCGGGAGCTTCGGCACGTACGAGAGCGCCTCGAGCGCGTGCCGGTCGCGGTCGAAGGTGTAGTAGGCGCGCCCCGCGTAGTCGACGAACGATGCCTTGTACTCCTGCGCGAACGTGAGCGCGTCGAGGTCGCGCATCGCCGCTTCGATCTCTGCGGCGCTCACGACCGTCGCGCTCTCCCACGTGAAGCCGTCCCACTCCGGCACGCGGCCTTCCTTGATCGCCTGTTCGCGGAGCTCGAGCGCGCGGCGGTAGAGCGCGTAGTAGTGGTTCCGGCCTTCGGGCACGCCGATGAACCAGGCCCAGCCAGGTCGCCGGCCTGGCGTCGAGAGCGCCGGCCGAATGTGCCTCGGCCAGACGTGCTCCTTCATGTTCGCGTACTCGTCGAGCACGACGCCGTCGAGTGGCGCGCCCTCCCATCGCTCCGGTCGATCGAGGCCGGCTACGAAGAGCGTCGCGCCGTTGACGAGGCGGAGCTCGCGGCGGGTCTCGTTCGGGCGTCCGACGACGAACTCCCGCGGAACGAGCGCCTTCAGGTCTTCCCAGTAGAGGTCGCGCGCCTGGTCGTGCGTCGGCGCTCCGAACCCGATACGGAGGTCGGCGATCTCGTCCTCGATGCAGGCCTGGAGCACGCCGAAGCGCTTCGCGAGCTCGGTCTTCCCCGAGCGGCGGCCCGCGGGTACGACCCGGAAGCGCGCGCGGGACGTCCAGAGACGCCACTGCTCAGGATGATGGCGGAGCTTGGTCCAGCGCGGGCCGAGCTTCATCGGGCGGTCCCTCGATCGACGTCCTGATCCCCGAGACCATCGCGCGGATCGCCTTCGCCTTCTCCGCGTCCGCAGGCCCCATCGCGTCGAGGCCGAACTGATAGGTGCCCTTCTTCCGCGCCTTCAGCATGAAGATCGTGAGCGCGGTCTCGAAGTGCCGCTCCTGCCCGACGAGCTCACCATCGTGGTAGATCCCGCGGTGAAGCCCGAACGTCGCGCGGTGTCGTGCGGAGTCCTCGAGGTCGTCGTCGAGCTCCTTGTCGATCGCGTCCATGGCGGCCGCGAACCCCTCGTCCTTCCGCCAGAGGTAGACCGTCGACCGGTGAATGCCCATCGCCCTGCACGTGTGGAGGACAGAGCGTCGCGCGCGGAAGATCTCGAGGAAGCGCGCGCGGTCCTCTTCGACTCGTTTTTCTACTGTCGAGCGTGTCGAGTTCGCGGGCGCATGCTTCGGCCGCTTGGCGGCCATGGCGGTTACCGCTCGGTGGTCTCGAAAAGGACGTACCCGTCGTTGATGGAGCCGGCGGCGCCAGCCGGGACGGAGATCGCCTCGCCGTAGGCGCCGGGGATCCGGACGCCCTTCACCTCGGTCATCGACGGACCAAACGTCGCGTTAGCGGGCTTGCGGAAGCAGCCGGCGGAACCGATGTTGAGCTGGACGTCGGAGTCGGCGCCGGTGTTGGCGAAGCCGAAGGCGATGATCGTGTACCTCTTCCGGGTGTCGGCCGCCGCGATCGTGTACGTGCTCGCGTGGTCCTGCGAGACGATGCCGACGTAGCCGTTGCCGCGGTTGAAGAGCGCCATTACTCAGCCGTCCCCGGCCGCTCGTAGTGGAACTCGATCATGCCGTGCGCAACTGCGGAGGCGGCGTGGCCGATGAGCTTGAGCCCGTCGTTCGGAGGGAGGCGAAGGCCGCGCTTCGGCCGGAGCTCGATCTCGCCCCCGTCCGCGAGCGGCCAGCTCATGAGCTCGACTCCGTTGCCCGTGGTCTTCAGGACCGGCGTCGTCGCGGCGCCGGTGACCTTGAGCTTCAGGTAGTCGAGGACCGCGATGTCGTCCTGCACGGCAGGCGCAGGGATCACGTTGTTGATCTCGGCGGAGAAGTCGTGCGCCTTGATGCCGGTGAACTCGGTCGGTCTGCTCGTGTAGAGCGCCATTCCGGCGTCACTCTTCGGAGTCGGGGAACCAATGCAAGTCCCGGTTTCGCGAGCGCCATCCGTAGTGCGTCGCCGGCCGGGATTCCCGCTCGGGAAGGCCGATGATGAAGAGCGGTCGGCCGCGCTCTCTCGCGAGGTCCTCGGCGGCTTTGTGCGCGGCCCAGAGGTTCGGGAAGTACTGCCGCGGGCCACGCTTCGAGCCGACCGAACACTCGGCAGCGCGGACGATCACGGCGTTGGGCGGCGCTTCGACTGAGGGCTCGGGGGCGAGCCCGACGTGCCTTGGCATCGGTCCACTCCGACACCTTCCCGAAGCGCGTGGCCAAGATTCTATCCGAAAGGAAGAGCGGCCGCGCAGTGGCGGGCCGAGAGAGCCGAGAGCGGTTGCCACGCTCCCGGGATGGTTCGCGCATGAGAAGGTGTGACTGTGACGCCCACCTCGTTGCGCGGCCGCTCCGCTTGGAAATCTGTACGGTCAGGATGACTGCGCCTTGGAGACGAAGAGCGAGGCCTCGTGCTCCGCGACGACGTCGGAGGTGTCCTCGAGGACGGTGATCGTGACCTCGACGAAGGGCGGCTCACCCTGGGTGCCGATCAGCTTCTCGACGACCAGCCGCGCGACGCAGCGGTCGTCCCGCCAGACGATCAGGTTGAGGTTGTCGGACACGATCTTCGCGCAGTTGTCGGCGTCCTTCCGGCAGTCGCTCCAGGCGCGTCGGTGAGGATTGTCCTTCCGCCGGCACTTCGACGCGGGACGCGCGAAGACGCAGCGCACGCGAAGCTCCACGGGCCCCTCGAGGAGCTGCCAGTCGGGCGGCAGCGCGGCGGCGGCGAACTGCTTCACGGAGGCGCCGAACTGGCGCTGGGGCATCGGGGTCGTCGCGAAGCCGTGAATGTTGCGGGTCGTGCGGGCCCACGCGACGGGCTCGCCGGGGACTCGGAACGTGATCAGGTTCATCCCTCTTCTCCTGCCTCTCTCCGAGGCGCGTACCACGGCCAGAGGTCGGCGCACCGCTCGCACTGCGGCGAGCAGCGGAAGCCCCGCCCGTCACGGATCCCGCGGAGCGCCGCGGTGAGCTGCCCCCAGGCCATCGAGCCGGTCTCCTGGAAGGTCGGTCTGGGCTTCGCCGCGACCTCCGGAAGGAGCGGCTGCTCGACGGTCTGGGATGGGCGCCAGGGCTGCGTCACGCGGGGGCTCCGGGAATCGGTCCGGGCTCGATCGGGGCGGCGTCAGGCGGTGCCCACCCGGAGGCCCTGAGCATCTCCCCGATCCCGATGGGCTCCCCCTGCTCGGGCGCGCGGAGCGGCGGCCCGTGAGGGCCAGCCGACGCGAAGCGCGCGGCCCGGACGGTATTCGAAATCTGTCTGCTCTCCCCTCCCTCCCCCTTTGGTGGGGGGAGGGAGAGAGCCGGAGACGGAGGACGCATAACGTTACCGTCACCTTCACCGTCACTTCGGCCGTTACGTGATGCGTCACGTGACGCGTTATGTGATGCGTCACGTGACGCTCGGTACCGCTCCTGACGCCTCCGGGCGAGCTCCGACTCGTGCTGAATCTTGTCGTGTGTTTCGTTCCGGTAGCCCTTCCTGGTGAGCGTGAAGTGGGCCAGGACGGCCTTCCGAACGCGCTTCCAACAGGCCGCGTCGGCGCCCGCGATCTTGCGCAGGATCTTCTCGTCCTTCGGGATCACCCCGTCACGGATCCAGAGCTCGTCCAGGAGGTCCCGGTAGACGCCCTTCTGCTCGGGCGTCATGTCGGTGTAAGCCGTCGACTTCCGCCACCGATCGATCCACCACCATGCCGCTCGCATCGTTCCCCCGCCCTCTCAGTCCTCGTCGCCGCCGTCCTCCTCCATGAGCCCCGCGCCGCTCCGGTGGCGGCGCACGCGCGCTACGGCGCGATCAGGAGGCGGCCCGCGCTCGGGCATGCCTTCGATGTAGAGCCGAGCTCCGAGCCGCTCTGCGACGCGCTCGGCAACGTCGTGGGCCTGCCACGGGCATTCCAGGACCTTCGCGTCCTCGCCTGGGATCAGGACTTCGGGCGACCCCGCGCCGAGCCGGAGCGTGACGCGCGGGACCGGCGCGGGCGCTTTCCGGCGGCCTGCTCGAGCTTGCCGGTGATGGATGCGAGGTAGTCCGCGGCGTAGCTGTATGCTGCCGCGCGGATGCCTGCCGCCTGTAGCCAGTGATAGCTGGCGTGTGTCATGATCTTTGTCCACGCAAGCGCCTCGGCCCTCAGCGCCCGAATCGCCTTGTCGTAGTCTCGTGCCATCGGATCCTCCTCGTGTGGAAAGAACGGCGCGGCGGACTGTCGTTGGATCGGAGTGGGGGTCCCGCCGCTCCGAGCGTCCGACACGACCCGCCGCGCGCCGAGCCGGAACATCCGGCCCGGTTGATGGTGAGGGGGCGACGGCCTGGGCGTCGCGCGCTGGCACTCCAAGCTCGCGCACGGTCTCCGGTGTTCCGGCAGCCGCCGCCCCCTCGGTTGTCTGGTTCATGCCCCGCGCGATCGCGAAGACGACGCGGAACGCAGGGATGTCGATCGCGACCGTCACGACGTGAGACCCTCGACCAGGTCGTCAAGCAGGACGCCGAGCGCCACTGCGAAGCGGCCCGCGAGGAATAGCGACGGAGCCTGACGGCCGGCCTCGATCGCGTTCACACAGGCAGCCGAGCACCCGCACCGCTCGGCGAGTTCGTTCTGTTGAAGCCCTGCCGCGTCACGCAGCGCGCCGAGCCGGGCGCCGAATTGTTGCTGCCGCCACTGAACGTGTCGCGAGTTCTGGACGGATCGGCCCATCAGACCTCCGCCCCCGTCGCGATCTTCTCGGCGCAGGGCTCCGAGCAGGCGTCGAGCGTGCCGCCCTTGGCGAGCTCGACCTCGAGCCACTCTGGAGGCGGGAGGAACTGCCGCGCGCCAGGCGCCACGGGATGCACTCGGATGGCGCGGCGGCACCAATCACAGACGTACTCGGCGTGGAGACTCACTTCGGGAACCTCCTGAGGAACTCGTTGAAGCCGCCTTCGATCGCGCCCTTCATGCGCTGCCGGACGCCGCGGCCTGTGGCGACGTGGATTACGCACCTGGCGTCGTCACCGTTCGCCGCGGCGTTGGCCTCGCCGATCATCACGACGAAGACGCCCTCCGAGCGCGCCCGGAGCGCGGAGCAGATGTCGGCAGTCGGCATCGTGGCGAGCTGCTCGGCGGGCGCCGGGAGGATCGGTAGTGGGCGCTTGAACTCGACCGCGCAATCGAAGCACCAGACCCAGCCAACAACGTCGCGCGTGACTGCTGACCGGCTCTCGCGGTACTCGACCTCGAGCGAGCAGCCGCAGCCGCGGCAGCGGCCGAGCAGCGCGCGGAGCGGCCAGAGGAGCCAGCGGAGGCCGGTCACGCTGCTACCCTCGCCGTTCGGAGGACTCCCCTATGGGCATTTTCGACTGGGCGGGCGCGTTCAAGAAGCTCTACGACGAGAGCGCCGCGCAGGAACATCGCACGGCACTCAACACGCTCCGCGAGTCCTATCTGGAGCTGCAGGATCGAACGCAGCAACTCGCGGCGGAGAACCGCGAACTGAAAGAGCAGCTCGCCAATGCGGCACGAGCCGCGGCTCTCGAATTCGACGGATCCATCTACTGGGAGACCACCGCCGGGAAGCGCTTCGCGATCTGCCCACGATGCAAGGACGCTGATGGCGTCATCGTGCACCTCCAGCCGCCGGGGTCTTTCCACATCCGGGCGTGCCCGAACTGCGACAAGAATTTCCAGCCAGCCCGTGGCGAGGGATCCGGCTGAGTAGGAGCGACCGCTCATTCCCCACCTCCCGCCGGCAGCGCGAGCACCGGCATTTCGCCGGACCGGTAGGCCGCTTCCAGCTGCGGCGCCAAGTGCTTGCCGAGCGTCTGCCCGTTGGGCATGACGAAGTGCGCCAGGAACTCGTCGTCGAAGAGAACGATGCCGGTCTCGACGGCCTCGAGCTTTGCCTTGATGACGAGCGCGAGCGCGCGCCAGCGCCGGCGCGTCTCTTGAGCGAGGGCATCGGCCGCTGAGGAGGCCGGGCGTGCGGTCCAGCTCCCGTAGCGGTTCTTGAAGTGGGTGACTGCCTTGTCCGTCCCGCTCGGCAGCGGGAGCTCGAACCGGACGAGGCGATCGCCCCCGGGTCGCTTGATCGTGAACTGGATCACGGCGGCGCCAGGCTTCCAGCCGCTCGCGAAGCAAGAGGCTCCGTACTTCACGAGCAGGCCCTCGATCTCTGCGCGCGAGCGCTCGACGGGGACGGAGGTCTTCTCCGCGAAGGTCATCGCGGGCCGAGCCGTGCGAGCACCTCTCGAACAGCCTCCGCCTCCTCACGCGTCAGCCCTCGGATCATGGCTGGCGCCATCAGCGGCCCGACGCCGCCGACGCCGTAGAGCCGCCCCCACGCCGCGTGGTCCGGATGAGTGACGGTCCCGTACGGCTGGAAGACGTAGGGACCGGTCGGTTCCGCCGAACTCATGACCCCGCCGCAGCTCGCGGCCGCCGGCCGCCCTTCTTCCCGCTGTCGTCGACCTCGACGCCTGGCGAGTCCATCAAGGTCGGACCCTTGTCCTTCTCCTCGAGACGCATCCGGAAGGCCGCGGTGATATCGGCGCGGAGCGTCTTCTTCGCGAGCTCGGCGCGCTCGTGGATCTGCCGGAAGGGCGCGGCGTGCTTGTCGATCTGCGCGATCAGGATCTCGTTGGCGATGACCTGCTCGTCCTCCATGGGAGGCTCGGAGGGCATGATGAACTTCAGCTTCCCGATCTGGACCTCTTCGCCTCGCATGGTGTCGCTCTCAGCCATCTGGGGAACTCCTCTTCAGGTTCCGGGAAAGGAACGCGCGGCAGCCCACGACAACGAGAAGAGGGCTGCCGCGCTGCGGCCCGGAACATCCGGACCGTTGAATGCACCCGTCGCCGCCTGGGGGGGATGCTCTCCTCGGGTCAATGCGAGGAGGGGCATTGGCGCACGACGGGGGTGTTTCACGAGCTCGCCCGTTTGCCGGTCTTCGGCTTCGCGGGAGCTTCCTTCGGAGCCGGCGCGACTTTCTCGAGGATCGCGGCGACGTCGAGGCCGATCGCGCCCTTCGCCCACTTCGCGAAGTCGCGCGACGCGCGCCAGGAGTCGAGGACCTGCGCTGCGACGTGAAGGAACGCGGCCCGGCGCAGGATGTCTTGTGCTGAATGGACCTTGCCGAAAGCCTGCAGGGCCTTCTTTCCGCGTGGTCCGTACGGCGTGAGCTGATCGGTCACGATCTTCGCGACGAGGCACGAGTCGGTGTCGGCTTCAGCCTCTCTCGCCCATGCGGAGACGGCCTCGAGGATCGCCGGCGTCGCCTTCTCGAAGCGTTCGCGCTCGGCCTCCTCGCGTTTCCGCTCGGCCTCGTATCGCTCGTGGTCGCGCTTCTGGCGCTCGAGCTCCTTCGCGCGAGGCGTCTTCTCCCCGGAGGCCTCGGCTTTCTGGCGCGCCTGCTTCGCCTTCACACCCTCCGGCCAGTGCGCGGCGCACTTGTCGCGAGCGATGCAGACCTTGAAGGCGTCGCCGCGATCGCGGCCGGCGACGACGATCCCGGTGATGGAGTGCTCGCAGGTCTTCGACCGCCCCTTCTTGCCGGTCCAGCTGTCCTCGACGACCGCGCCATCGGCGCGCTTCCAGGACCGGCACGTGTACGTGCGCACCTTCGAATCCCGCGTCGACGGGGCGAGCATGTGATCGTGCGTGATGGGAATCACGCGCTCTTCGGCTTCCTCCGCCTTCTCGAGCGTCGCGGCGGTCTCCGGGAAGAGCATCGGGTCGGCGTCCTTCTCAACGTCGAACCGGACGTGCTTGTCGATCCAGGCCTGGAACTCACGGACGCTCCGGGGCTTGAGTCGGGCGTCGTCCTCGTCGCCGTCGTCTGCGTGATCGAGTAGACCGCGCTCATGGTCGAAGATCGCGAACTGGTCCGGATCCATCGCCCGCTTCTGGTCCGCGGGCTTGAGGCGCGCGAGGAGGATCGCGTGCCCGGCGGTGAACCGGTCCTCGAGGAACGCCTGCCGCGCCTCCTTCGTGAGCGCGCAGAGCTTGAGACGCGCGTACACGTACGCGACCGACTTCCCGATCTTCGCGGCGAGCTGCTCGACGGAGTACTTGTGCCGGGAGTGAAGCGCCTCGTAGCCCTGCGCCTCCTCCATCGGGTGGAGGTCCTGTCGCATCAGGTTCTCGACGACCTGGATCTCGAGGACCTCGGCGTCGCTGAGCTCGCGTACGGTCGCCGGGATCTCGGTGAGCTTCGCCATCGCCGCGGCGCGGAACCGGCGCTCGCCGGCGACGAGCTCGTAGAGCCCGGGCGCGTCGGACGGCCGCACGAGGATCGGCTGGAGCACGCCGTGCTTTGCGATGCTCTCAGCGAGCTCCGCGAGCGCCGCCTGGTCGAAGTGCTTCCGCGGGTTCGTCCTGCTCGGGGTGATCGCGTCGAGCGGGAGTGCAGACGTCTGCACGGGGATTGCGAGTGCTGCGGTCATCAGATGGCCTCTCGGTCAGGCGCCGCCGGCGGCGGCATCCGCTGCTTGGTTGCGAGGATCAGGTAGTCCACGGTGGTGTCGAAGGCCTCGGCGATGCGCACGAGGTCCTCGTGCTTGGGGAAGACGCCGCTCTCCCATTCGCGGACGAGCTCGAGCGGCACCTCGAGGAAGTCGGCGAGGTCCTGCTGGGTCGCGCCGCACTCCGCGCGGAGCGCCGCGAGGCGCTCGCGGAACGTTGCCGGCGCGGAGCTCACTTCGACCTCCGAGAACCCCATGAAGGGGTAGAGGCCCCAGACCAGGCGGCGTGATCGAGAGAACGGGGGGGGGGGGGGGGGGGGCGCCCAGGGG